CTTTTCCCTCGTCCACAAGCTGCATGACCGCCAGCCGTCTTCTGTGCCCTGCAATGATACGGCGCTTGCCGTCTTCCTCTTCATCAGTCACCAGAAGCGGTTGCAGCACTCCCAGAAGTTCAATAGACTGTTTTAAGTCCTGCACGTCTTCTACGCTGTAAAAATTACCTTTTGACGGTATAAGGTCGTAAATATCAGCTGTGCTGCTCACGCCCTCTTCGGACGTGACAACCTCTGCGCCTGCTGCTGCCTGCTGCTGTTCTGTTTTCTGCTGCTCCCCAGCTTCCTTTGACCGCTGGTTTAATAACTCTGTCAAGTTGAATTTCTTTGCTGCTCCTGCCATTGTCTTTTCCCTCCTAACGTGTCCGAATTGGTCACATTCTCAACCATTCTTCCACTAACGCTTTATAGTCGGCACTTGCGCCGCAGCGTGGGGAATATAAAATGATTGGTAATCTTTCAAATGTGCTGGGCTTCATTTTTGGTGTCTTTCTGATATGTGTTTCAAACACCGGATATTCAAGCGTCTTCAAGAACTCTTCTCCCTGTGTGTCTGCTTCATTGGTTCTGTCGTACTGTGTGACAAAGCAGCCGCAGAAGCGCAACTGTGGGTTTAAGTCCTCACGGGTGTTGTCAATCTGTTCTTTCAGTTCTGCCAGCCCATCTATTGCAAAATCATCAATGGTTATAGGCACCATGACGTCTTGTGAAGCTACCAGCGCATTTATGGTTGAAATGTTAATGTCTGGGGCGTTGTCAATAATGCAGTAGTCATATTCATTCTGTAAGCCGTCCAGAAACTTTTTGAAGCGTGTCTGTTGCGGTCTTGACTGGTCCAGCATTACTTCAAGGTTGGCTGTAAGCAAATTCATGTTCGCTGTGATAATGTCTAAGCCCTCAAAGTCCGTGTGCTGGATAACCTCTGCCGGGTCAATGCCCCGCTGTGTCATTACCTCTGCCGTGCCCTTATGGTCATAGCTGTGGCGGTTCATAATCTTACTTGCGTTGCCCTGCTTGTCATTGTCAATCAATAAGACTTTGCAGCCTTTGACTGCTGCCAGAATGTGTGCCATATTTACGCTGGAAATGGTCTTTGCCACTCCCCCTTTGAGATTGATAATTGATAATGTTTTCATGTGGTATTCCTCCTTGTATCTGGTATGAATTTATAGTTGCTTCCCAGTAATGCACGGGGCGGGACTTGAACCCGCACCCGGCAGCTTCGGTGGCTGCTGCGCTATCCATTGCGCCACCCGTGCTTGTATGCTTATTGGTACTGCATACATAAAAGCCCTTTTATTGCTGTTGGCATATCGTATGGCACCATGTTTTCTTTGTTGCACTGGTCGAACATTGCGTTAATTCCTGCAAGCTGCCATTCTTCAACGTCGTTCTTTTCATCTCTCAAAAATTCTGCTGCTTCTCTTGCTTCTTTCATGCAGCTTTTCATGACTCTTGCATTGTTCTCTGCTGTGCTTATCATCACCACCAGTTCCCCGGCTTCTTTTGCTTTTTCAAATGCTTCTTTTTCTTTCTCTCCTCTTTCTTCCTCTTTCAGCATTTCGCCCATGAACCAATATGCAAGGTTCTTTGTTCTTTTGATTGCTTTTTCTCTGTTCTCTGTCATGTTCGTTACCTCCGTTTGCTTTACTTCTTTAACTGTCTTTATTATATACTTACGGAAGTATAAAATCTATTGACATTCTGCACAATCTTACGGAAGTATATTTGTATATTTTGTATACTTCCGTAAGTATTTGTTATTATCTGCCACGGCGTTTCAGTTCGTCTGCAAATTCTCTGACCGGAACTTTCACGGTCAACGGTTCATACTTCCCGCAGCCGTCCAGTTCATACAAGAACTGTGTTTCACCTTTTTTCAGATAGTGAAGCGTCGCAATGTCTGTAACCTTATGCAGTGCAACTGCTGCCGTTGTAATCACCGTGCAGCCCTGTGGCAAATAAAGCGCTTCTTTCGTTTCTCCGTCCTTTGTTGCCTTGATTGCTACTGTGTCCCCAATTTCTAACGGACACACCGCTTTGAAAAATTCTGCTTTCATTCCTCTTTGTCCTCCTGTTCGTGCTTCTCTCTGTTCTGTCTTCTTACCTCCCAGCCAACTTCTCTGACCACTACAAAGACCAGATATAAAATACCCAGCCCCACACAGACCGCAAAGAATGTTACCAGTGCTTTTACAACCTCAATCAGAAATGCAATCATTGTTCTTTCCCTCCCTCATTTTCTGTTTTGCCCAGCCAATAGCCCGGCTGCTTGCGTTTATCTGGTGCAGCTGGCGTACTCTGATATTATTTGTCTTTTCTTCTTCCTCTGCCTGCTGCCGTTCCAACTGTCGGCGGTATAGTAATTCTTTTCCGCTGTAATACTTCCGCTTCTTTTTCGCCATCTTTATTCCTCCATCAAAAGAACTTTCTATGGTATCTGCTGCCCTTGCTTGCCTGCTTGCGTCGCTGGCGCTGTTTTCTTCTCTTCTGGTACTGGGCGTCTTCTGCTGCTGCCACCTGCCTTTTGACTTCTTCGTGGTCTATGTTGTCCACCTCTTCTTGCAGGACTTCCAGCACTTCAACTTCACTGTCCTTGAAAGTGAATGTCATACCGGGGTCATACTCTCCGCTTATCCAGTCTTTCTGGAACTTCTCAAAATTATCTCTGTATCTATACGGCGCCTGTGGGTGGTACTGTTCGGCTTCATATATGCCCAGCATAACTTCTTTGTCGTCCTTGTCGTCCCAGTTGTAAAGGTGCCAGCTTTCGTGGTTGTCCCAGTTCCACTTTGACAAATACAACACTATTCCGTCAAAGTAGTTACCCTCACGCACCATGCCTTTCATTTGCTTGCAGGTGAAGCCCTGCCCCTTTAATTCCTCTTTGATTTTCTCATAGTCCCTGCCGCCCGTATGTAATCTTGCTTTTACCACTAACGGCAAATACTGTGGCTGTTTATCTTCTTTTCTTGCCATTGCTTGTCCTTTCCAGTCTGTCTGCAATCCTCAATATGCTTTCCATTGACTTTCTAATGTTTGTGTCTGTGCCCTCTGTGATTTTCAGTACGTCTGCTATGTCCCGCAGTTCTTGTGCCATTTCTTCTGTTTCCCCGGTCACAATGTCGTATTTATTGCGGCAGGCGGTGCAGACCTGCGAACCCTCCGGGATAACTTCACCGCATATCAAGCAGCGGTCAACGCCGTTCATTCTTCCCAGCTTTCGTATTTCTTCACACGCCTTGTCAAGTTCTGCACCTGCTCAACAAGGTTTGCAACCTCATGTGGTGACAATCCGGTTTGTTCATAGTCATACAGCTTCTTTGCGGCTTGATTGACTGTGACGTGCGGTTTCAATATTGCTTTCTGTCCGTTCTGGCTGTATTCTGTCAGTGTCGTTCTTTTTTGCCGTTTCCGTGGCTCCTGCTGCTTAAATGCCCCAGCACGCTTCATGGTGCTGTAATATGGCACCGTCTTTTTTAATGTGTGGTCCATGTAACCCATTACAATTCCACCTTTCTTCCCGTCTGCTCCATAACTCCCAGATAACCTGCTATTGTGTCCATTGCTTCTTCTGCGGACCAGCAAACCGCCGTTTCATATCCCTGCTGCCGCAGCTGTTCCAGCCACCAGTCCTGCTTGTCTGTTGTTTTGTTCTTTCCCCACTTCATTTCAACATAAAGCCCGTGTTTTCCGTTTCTGGCTACTGGCAAGCACAAATCCGGCACGCCTGCTTTTACTCCCTGCCGTTTAAGGTTCGCCGCTTCAAGCTGGTTCCTGCTGCCGCCGTTTGGGATATGGTGCAGCAAGTCCAGTTCTGGGAAGTCCTTTGCGTAGAACGTCGCCCAGTTTATAACTCTTTCCTGCTCTGTGGCTTCACTGCGCTTTCTGTAATATGCTCTACTCATTGTCTTGTCCTCCTGTGGTTTCTTCCCGGCTGTCCACCAGATATATTTTGCCGTCCTGCTCATACAGCATGACTTTTCCTTTCAGCGCCGCCAGTGTCATTTCTGCTTTCATTCCGTCTGATACGCCGTATTTGTTGCCAATCAGAATGTATTTGCAGTTTTCAAGTATCTTCATTCCCGCTGCCATGCCCCGGCTTCTTTCTTCCGGGTTCTGGTCGTCTGTAACTTCCGTCAAGTATAAATGCACCGTGACCGGGACAAAGCCATTGTTTATGGCTGCCCTTGTCAACTTCCGTGCATATTCCTTGTTGCGCTTTGTGTCGCCCCGGTATGGGCTGCACACATACAGTAAATCACTCACCCGCCGTCACCTCCGTTCTTCACTTCTTCAAAGTAAAACTTTACGTTCTCGCATTTTTCTTTTACAATTCCGTACTTTTTCGCCAGTCTGTATATAAAAATCTTGTCCAACCGTTCCGGTAATGTTTCCAACTGTTTTCTGAAACTCTCAACGCTCATGGTTGACTTATAAAAATTACACATTCTGCAAGCTGGCATATAATTTTCAATGCTGTTTATCTCCTGCGCCTGTCCTGCGTTCAATTCCTCTTCATGCAGGTATACTGCTTCTATGTGGTCCACCTGCATTTCCTTGTATGTGATTTTGCAACCGCAATACCCGCAGTGACCGTTCAAGCTGTCATACACCTGCTGCCGTACAGCCTTTGGAATTGTTTTTCTTTTGGCTGCTGCCATACCCGCACCTCTCAATCATCAAATTTCAATTCTTCTGCTGCTTCCGGCGGTTCTTCTTTTCTCTTCCATTCGTCAAGGTCAAGCAACTGCCCGCATTTGCTGCAATAGTTGAAGTCATTTGACACATGGAAGTAATAACCGTCTTCCCGGTCTTTCTTCATGTCCTTGTCGTATGCTGAAAACAAATGCTTTCCGCATACCGGGCAATAATAGCTGTTAAGATACCCCAGTTGTCCCGGCAATGTTGGGTATTCGCTTTTCTGGTGCTTTGGTTTTCTTGCTTTCCTTGCTGCCATGCTTTATCCCTCCGTTGCCGCCTTTATCAATCTTTGCTGTATTGCTTCAAAATCAAGCCGCAAGTCCCGCATATTCCAGTACGTGCCGCAGCCCGTGCATTGTTCGTCCGTGTATGTGTACGGGCAGGCGGTGCAAATGTCCGTTTCTTCCTGCAACGTCTTTGCGACTGCTGCCAGTTGAAAAGCTATGCCCCAGAATTTCTTCAAGTCAATTTCTGAAATGTCCACCGGGACTGCTGCTGCTTTTTCAATCTCTGCGTCTGTTACTTTGTATTTTTCTTTCAACGTGGCGTACATCACCTGCGCCGTCTGCTGTTCACCGCCTATGCCACGTTCTGCCAGTGCTTTTATTTTCACCAACTTTTCAATAATTTTCTGTCTATCTTCCATCAGTCTTCTTCCTCCGGTTCTCCTATCAGTGCCGTTGGCGGTTTTCTCTTGTCCATAAAATTTGAATACCACGCAGCCTTTTTCAACATTCGCTTTTCTTCGTCTGTCCTCTCCGGCGCTTCTACGTCATTTTCTTTATAGCAGCGTGCCGTTTCGTCTGGGTATAGGTCGTTTCCGCACCTAAACGCCACCAAGAACGCTTCCAGTTCTCTTTTCAATTCCTCTTTGTAGAAATTGTAAAGCAGTGTTATTTCTGCCGCTTCAATCTCTGTGCAGTCACAACCACGCTTCTTCCTGCGGCTGTATTTTCCAGTGTATATGTGGTAACTTGCGTCACCCGTCACCTTGTAGAAAATCCAGCGCAGCACCCTTTCTTCCAATTCGTCTGCATATCCGAACCAATGAAGCGTCACTGCGTCCAGCATTATTTCTTCGTCTTCCAGTTCATATCTGGCTTTTAAGTCCTCATACATTCGCATTGCGGTTTCTTTTTCACCGCCCACGCCACGTTCTGCAAGGGCTTTTATTTTCTTTAGCTTTGCAGCTATCTTGTCACGTTGTATCTGGTCCATGTCTTTTACCTCACATACTGCCACGACTGCGGCGCCCGTTTTATTCCCAGTGTTTCAAGCGTCAGTGGCTTTTCATACTCTCTGACCGTGGAAACTTCCCAGCCATACACCTTGTTCCTGCTCCCTGCTGCATAATTGTGAATATCATGTGCAGGAACCTTGCTTTTTCTCTCTGCTTCTTCAAAGTTCTTGATTTCCAGAACTTCCGGGCAGATAAATTCACCAACTATTCCCACGCCGCCCGTGACGTATACCAGCACCCGGAACGGCGCTTTGCATTGTGGCTTTGTCTTCCGCAGTTCCAGAACCTTTTCGCCTGCTGCCATCTTCTTCCACCACTTCTGGTGTAGTGATAATATGACCACTGGCATTTTTTCTGCTTCTTCCATGTTCTTTACCTCTCAAACTCGCTCTTTAGTTCAATTCTGATATACAGAATGTGTTGCAGGTCTTCCACCCGGTATTGTGTGAATTGTTCAACTGGCACCTGCTCCGGCAGGCTGTCTGTTTTCTCCCAGTCCCACATTTGTTCCGTGGCTCTGTATGTTTCCATGCCAAGCCCCATTTTCTTAATGCGTCGCTGCGGGTTCAATGTTCCATGCACTGCGTTTGCGGCATATCCACGGTATACAACCTGTCTGGCTGCGTTATATATCACCACTCTGTCACTGGGCGTCAGTTTGTCCATAATGTCGCCCAGTCTGATTTCATTTTCCATCACCATTCACCCCTCATTCTTCTTTCAATTCTTTCTTTCGCCTGCTGCACTTCTCTTGAATACTCTGTGTCTGTCAATCCTTTGTTCCATACGTGCTGATATGCACCCGTCACGCCGTAGTTGTAAGCCGTCAACACTTCTGCTTTCGTGTCGAACCTCTCTTGCAATTCTGCCAGATAATCTACACCAACCATGATGTTAAAATAAGGGTTTTCCACATTGTCCACATTCAGTCTGTGCATACGTTCTTCATGCCATTTTGCCAATACCTGCATATATCCTGTTGAACCCTCACTGCTGGTTGCGTCCCATCTGTACCCGCTTTCTGTTTCAATGATTGCCAGTACCAGTGCATAGTCAACGCCGTTCTGCTTGCAAATTATGTATGTGAATTGCTGCATACATTCCGGGAAGTACCCGCCGTGGTCTGCGTAGTCCTCCGGCACTTCATATCTTGTCCAGCCCTCTAATTCCTCACCGGACCAGTCAAGGGACATAAGGTTGAACGGGTACGGCTCCTGCTGCACTGCTTCCGTGGTCGGCGGTGTCGGTTCCGGTTCTTTGGTATCTTCCGGCAGACTGTTTGCAGCTGGCTTGACTGCTGCCCCTACTGTAAACACAATCACAACCACTGCCAGCAGTCCTGCTGCAATGTAATTGCCGTATGCCTTAATTGCCCTTTTTATCCTCTTTCGCCTTAATATGCGGCGCAGCCTTGTTTTTCTTCCTGTTTCCACTTCGTTTTCCTCCTTGTCCTGCCTTTTTTGGCTCTTTTTTCCACATTTTCAAGTAAATATGCCACCCGGTCTGTTCATAAAAGACCGCTTCACATGACACAATGTTGTAATTGCTATATATCTTTCTAAACTCTTCCAGCCCTGCGTCCGGTGATTTTGCCAGCTGTTCCACTTTCCTTTTGCTGTACTTGAAATCATTGCACTTTTCTTCCGGTGCGTTCAGATTTCGGCTGTACTTCCAGTGGTTCTGGTCACGCTGCTGTTTCTCCCCGCCGTCCTCTCTGGTTGTTTCCGGGCGGTCAAGGTTTCTGCTGCTGGAATAGCGTTTCTTGCCCTGCGGGTCCTTGACAATATACTTGCAAAGTCCCTCTATTCCGTTTTCATTCATTTGCAATCGGTCTGCATTTACCCAGCCCAGCTGTTTTATACTGGCTCTGTATTCCGGGTCTTTTGTCTTTTTCCAGTTAATGCGGTCTTTTGTCCACATTAGTTCCACGTCGTCACGGTCAAGCCCACCATTCATAATGATATGGTGGTGTATACGCTTAATGCTTTGACCGTCCTTTGTGTACTTGTATTCTGTTACCAGTATGTATTTGAGTGGTTCAAGCCCCAGTTTCTTTCTGCGGTATGCTATGCGCCGCAGGTAGTTTGTCACAATGTTTTCTGCTTCTTCGACTGTTTCCGGCAGGTTTTCTGCGTCATAGGTGCATGACGTGTGCAGGTCCCCTATGTGAAAGTTGCCATTTCCCAGCTGCACCAGATACCGTTTGGCGTTCTTGTCGTTAAGGTCTTTTTGCTTTGGGGCATTGACTTTTCTTTTCTTACCCCTCTTCCCTCTGGCTGCCTGCTCTGCTGCTTCTGTTCGTGGTATTATGTCCACTTCTCTATAATTGGCACAGTCTGTCTTCTTCTCTCTGATAAACACCACTGCACTTCCTTTTCTGTCTGATACCTTTTTCAGCGTATAAGGGTACACCAGAAGTGCGGTGGTTCTATCCTCCATCAATCCTGTTTATTATCCATACAGCGTATATATAAATTTATATATTTCGTAGGAATGTTAATACCCCATACAAGCCCGTTTAGCAGGGATAAACCCCGCTATTTTCAAGGACTTTTCAGCCCTAAAATGTTTGACTTGTAACCGCCAATATGGTATAATAAACGTGTATTGAATTATTAACATATTGACTTTTGAAAAGCCTTTGATTTTGTGTTTCCGGCACAGCTTCAAAGGCTTTTTGCTTGCCATTTTTACAATGCTCTGTATAACTCTTTGCGGCTCTCACCGCACCAGATTTTCTGCCCATCTTCCGTCTGTACGGTCACTATTCCGTCCCTAAATCTGTACCCGGCAATTATCTTGCCCCGGTGCCATTTGCCGTCAAAATAGATTTCCGCTGGCTGTCCCTCGACGTATGGGAAATTATCTGCGCTCATTCGTCCTGCGCTCCTGCGTGTGCTTCCGCACCCGCTTTCAGTAAATCAGTTGCCAGTTCCCAGCTTTCCAAGAATAAAGCGGAACGGAGCGAAACGAAGTTGCTGACGATAGAACGGGCGCTGCCCAAGTTCAGCGCACCAGCGCCACCGTAGGAAGCGTGGTCGAAACACGAACCCCGGCAAGGCACGGCTTCTTCAAGTTCGCTGTCTGCCCATATTCCGGCTGTTTCGTTCTTCCAATCGTGCGGTACAATTCCCAGCTTGTACGCAATTTCCGGCACGTCTTCCAACTCTTCCAGCTGCAATTCTGCAATGTGGCAGCCGTCCCAGTCCTTTTCTATCTTTTCTGCGGTTGACATAACCACACCGCCGTCACTGCTGCCGTACAGCTTCAATGGCTTTCCGTTTACCTCTGCAACGGTCCAGTCCGGGGCTTCGTCCTTGTAGCCCTCAACTGCTGCGTCATTGTCCTTTGTGTACTCCACAACACCTTTATGCAGGCGTAAGCCCGTTACAAATTCCCAGAAGTTGCCGCAGATACCGAACACGCCGCCTGCGGTTCCGTCATGTGACCATGTAAGCGGGTCACACCCGGTCAGTGTTCTTCCGGCGCTGTCGTATACAACGCCCTTTTCCTGCGGGTTGTCTTCATTGCTTCCGTGGTTCGTGTTGCCGCCTATCGTGTGCCCCAGTTCTTCTGCTTCATGCAGTAAGTAGGCAAATTCTGTGTTTGTCATAAGGTGCCAGCCCTCACCCTTTCTGGCGCAGGCTGCCGCCGCTTCATCAAGTGTGATTGTGTGGCGTGGCTGCTGGTACGGCAGTGACACTGCAACGTCACCGCCCATACTCTTAATGGTTGTGTTGTGGTACTGTGAAATCAGAATTGCCGGGACAATCTTGTTTCTGATTTTGAACATTTCCGGCACGTCCTCCGGGTTGTACGTCCCCGGCTCCATGTAAAACATGGTCATGTAGTTTGGCAGTCCCAGTCTGTCTTTGACAATGACCGCTTTTTTCTTCACAAATTCTTTCATTTGCGTTTTTCCTCCTTGTATCTGGTATGATTTTTATTTGAACAGCCTTGCTGCTATTCACTGCTATTGACTTTTGAAAAACCTTTGTTTCTGCTGCTGCCCGGCGCTCACGCTGACTGCTTTTCTTTCTTCTCCGGCTCTGGCTGTGTCACTGTCACGGTGACTTTCACGCCCTCCCGCTGGGATATAATCAGCGCCAGCGTTTCAAAAAAGCGCTGGGCATTGAATGTTCCTTGTACTTCCATTCCTGCGCCCTCCTTTATACGGACTGCGGCGCAATTTTCTGTGCCATGCCCTTTGCAAATCTTATGCCCTGCATGAACACCAGAAAGTCTTTCTTTTCCTGCGGTTCAAGTTCCCCCAGAAAAGCCATGACCTCTGTTGCTTCCTGCTGGTTTTCAGTTGCAATCATGGTTTCCATGTTTTTAACTTCTGTCATGGTCTGTTCCTCCTTTCATGCTGTGTGGTTTCGCAAGCGGTAAACGCTTCTGTTGTAGCGGTTACTGCTTGTTTAACTATATATTATAGCGGTTACTGCTATTTGTCAACCCTTTTTCCGTTTTTAATATTGACTTTTTTAGCGGTTACTGCTATTCTTTAAACATAAAAGAAAGGCGGTGAAGTCAAATGACTATCAATGAACGTGTGAAGCATTTTAGAAAAGATGTTTTGCACATCAGCCAGACTGAATTTGCAGTAAGTCTGGGAATGAAGCAAACTGGCGTCAGCTACATGGAACGGGACGGCTCAACCGTCACTGACCAGACAATCAAGGCAATCTGTCTTCTTTATAATGTGAATGAAGAATGGTTGCGCACTGGTTCTGGTGAAATGTATATACAGCCGGACACATTCAGCCTTGACGACTTCGTGAAGTCTAAAGGTGCCACGGGTCTTGAATTGGAAATCATAAAGACGTACTTTGAACTTGACCCAGAAATTAGAAGAACTGCCGTGGAATTTTTCAAACGCAGGCTTGTTGCTGCTGTTACTGCGGACCCTGCATTGTTAGTTCCAGACAATCCAGAAGATTTAGAAGCCCAGTGCCCGCCCGTTGACACTGGCAGTGTTTCCGGGACAGACGCCGGGTGATAACGCACCCAGCGTCCCCCCGCTATTTACAAATTATAAGTTGCGTTGCTCCATTGAAATCTAAATTATAATAAATAGTGTTTATGCTGCTGTAATAGATTGCGTACACTCTGCAATCATACCAGTGTATATATTTTTTTATCATGTGTGACCACCTTTCCGGCGTGGCAAGGCTGGGCGCACTCACTATTATAATTTCTATGTTTTTGTGGATATTCGCAAGAAAGGTGGTTTTATATGGGATTACGTTTTAGAAAAAGTGTAAAAATTGCCCCCGGCGTCCGTCTTAATATCGGCAAGAAAAGTGTCGGTGTCAGTGCTGGTGTCAAAGGGTATCGAAAAAGTATAAATAGTAGTGGTAGGGTCACAACCAGCATAGGAACCCCCGTTTCTGGTGTCTCTTATGTTAAGACTGAAAATTTGAAAAGCAAAAGTAAAAAGCCAGCCAGTAGCCGTGTTTCTTCCACTGCTACTGCTGCCAGTTCCTCTGCTTCTTCTCCTGCTGTCGCTCCTGCTCCTGTTAAAGTTCAGAAAGCAGCTGTGCAGCCAAAAGAGAAGTTGCCAAAGACCACGGCAGTTTTGCAGGAAAGACCAGACGCCAGCTTTGCTGTGTTCGGCGTCGTTGCTCTGGCTGGTGCCGTGTTCCTCTTTGCTTCTTCTCATGTTATTTTTTCAGTTGTTGCCGCCCTGTTCGGTATCTTCTGTCTGTATAGCTTTATACACATAAAGCGACACCCGGAAGACCCACGATACATCACGGAAGAACAGCTGACACGCTGGGGGCAGCTGGTACACTCCGACGCAAAGACCGTTTCCCAGCTGCAAAAAGCGTCCGTTCCTGTTCTGGTGGATTTAAAGAAGCGTGCTGCGTGGCATTATGAGCAGGTTTCTTCCGTTGGCTTCGGTCCAGACGTTTCATACTACGGTCAAGCCTTGATTGACGTACAAAATCAGATTGTTGCTTTATCTGAATTTGTCATGCTGCAAGGTGATAACCCTAAACAGGATTTAGAAAACTATTCTTCTTTTGTAAGTCAGAAAATAACAGCCTTTACAGACGACATTCTGAAAGACTAATAAAGCAAAATGCCCCGGTCGTGCTGGGAACACTTCCGAGGCATGCAAAGATATGTCATACCAGATACAACAATACCGTCTGCAATTTTGATTATATCACCAGCAGGCGGGAAATGAAAGGAAATGCAGGTGATACAATAGTGAAAAAGATTGATTTAAGCCCGGAACTTGTCCGGGTTGCTTTATATATAAGGGTTTCCGGGGAAGAACAGAAAATAAAAGGTCTGTCACTGGAAGCCCAGCAAGAACGACTGGAAGCATACGCAAGGGAACGTGGCTGGGTCATTGTTGGAATTTACATTGACGCTGCCAAGACCGCCAGAAAGAACATTCATAAAAGAACCGACTTTCAACGCATGATGGACAGTGTGAAGCGTGATGAAGTGGATATTCTGCTTTTCTGCCGCCTTGACCGCTGGTTTCGTTCCGTGGCAGATTATTATAAAATCATGGAAGTTCTGGAAGCGCACAACTGCGACTGGAAAACCACTGATGAAGAATATGACACCACAACCGCAAACGGGCGTCTGTATATTAACGTGAAGCTGTCCATTGCCCAGAATGAAGCGGATATTGACGGGGAACGAATAGACGTTGTATTTGACAGTAAGATTGCCCACGGCACCGTTGTTTCCGGCTCTGCTCCCTTTGGCTTCCGTGTTAATGAGGAAAAGCGGCTGGAAGTTGTGCCAGAAGACGCAGCCATTGTGCAAGACGCTTTCAACTACTTTGAAACTTCGATTTCCCAGCGTGCTACTGTCCGCTATATCCGGGAAACCTACGGCGTGAACTGGTGTGACGCCACTTTCCGGCGTATGCTGAAAGAAAAGCTGTATACTGGGGTGTATGACCGGGGCGGCAGGTTCAATGACCATTTCTGCCCGGCAATCATCAGCAAGCAGCAGTTTGACCGTGTGCAAGCGCTTCTGGAACGCAACGCACGTTCTGTTCCGTCTGGCAAGGTATATATTTTCACTTCCATTCTGACTTGCGCTGAATGTGGGCATAAACTGGTCGGGTACAAGTCAAGTGATTATTATTATTACCGCTGCAACCAGCATTTCCAGCGTGGGCGCTGCTCTCATAATCATTCAGCCCGTGAAGACGTCGTGGAAAAGTGGCTGTTTGAACATCTGGCAGAGGAACTGGAACGCTGCCAGCTGGAATGGGAAGTTGCCGCAGCCAAAAAGAAAGCGTCCGTTGCCCGCACTGATAAAGCAGCACTGAAACGGAAGCTGACCAAGTTAAAAGAATTATATGTGAATGACTTAATAGACATTGAGGACTACAAAAGGGACTATCAAATATATACTGCTGCACTTAAACAGATACCGGAACCCAGCATTGAACCGCCGCCAGACTTCGCAGCCGTCCGCAGGCTCCTTGATAATGATTTCAAAACAATTTATGAGAATTTGACCCGTGAAGAAAAACGCACGCTTTGGCGTTCTGTCATTAAAGAAATTAGAATTGATAATGACCAGAATATCACGGGTGTTGTTTTTGGGTAGTGTTGTACTAACGTGACACTACCCGTGGGCTGTGTTAAGTTAGTACAAAATAAAGAACCCCAGCAAGGCTGCTGCCTGCCGGGGTTCTTCTTTTCTAAAACTCTTCTTCGTAGCCAGTTGTTTTCCACTGTAAAACTTCGCCGTCGTCGTCCACTTCGTCTGGCTCCTGCACTGGTCTGTATGTTCTTTCTTTTCCCTCTTCGTCCTTGACTGTGTAAACTTCTCCGTTCCATTCCTTATCAATCAGAACCACGCCGTTTTCCAGATATACTGGGCTGTATGCTTCCAGACCGTATGTGCTTACCTCCGGGTATCTCTCTTCAAATTCTTTCTTTGTGATTTCATTTAACATTGCTATTCCCTCCGTATTGAACCATATTGACTATTTGTGTCAAGCACTATTGCTTTAACTGTCCTTATTATATACTTCCGTAAGTATATTGTCAATAGGTTTTTAATTATTTTCAATTATCTTTGCGCCTGCTGCCAGTGTCGCTTTTCTGATTGCCTGTTTCTGCTCTTCCAGCGTCTTTGGCATATCCAGTTTGCGTGGCTCAACCGTGTACTTTACGCCGTTGTACTCCACTTTCACAAAGTCCCCATACATATTTTGCAGTGTTCCAGTTATCTTTACCACTGCGCCTGCCGGGATTGTTGGCTTTTTCTGTGCTATTGCTGTTTTCCAGTCTTCGTCCTGCAACTCCGTTTTTGCAATTCCGGTGTCCGGTGTTGCCGGGTGGCTCTCTACTCCAATGCAGTTGTAATAGTCTACCGCTTCAAGCCAGCTTTCAAAGTCAACGTCTTTTTCTCCTGCTTCTCTCACTCTGTAAAATGCTTCTGGTTTTCCCTCTGTCTTTACTGTCACAACTGCCACCAGTTCTTTTGCTCTTCCGCTTCCACTTTCGCAAACAAGCAGTGTTTCTGCTTCGTGTCCGTCCCAGCTGAACGGGTCTGCAATTCTGCTTTCCATTTCAGTTTCCATTCCGTTTTCCTCCGTATTGAATTGTATTGACCTTGCCACGTTTTCTTGATATTATATCTATATAAACAGTTTGGGGCTTTGGTGGCAAGCCCGCCGCCCCTCTGTTTGTACCCTGTCGGCTATTCTGCCGACTTTTCTTTTTTCTGGTCTTCTGTAAGTTCCTTAACCTTTGCTTTTGCTTCGTCAAGGTCTTTGCAGCCGTCCAAAATCATTTCAACCATTTTCAAGATTTTTTCAAACTGTTTATCTGTCATATTGTCTGCCATGTTTTCTCCTTTCCCTTGCCGTATTCGTCAAAGTATTGTTGCTTCTTTAACTATCTTTATTATATACTTACGGAAGTATAAAGTCAATAGTTTTTTCACAGTTTTTCAGAATTATTTTGCACCGCTCTCATGTAGTCTTCCAGTGTATATTCCCCGCTGCTGATAAAATACCTGCTTGCCCCGCACCCTTGTACTTCTTCCAGCGTCAGCGCTCTTTTCCCTTTATACATAAAGTTGTATATATTAGCAATCCCGTTTTCTGTTTGCCTGCCGTTCATTACTTCAAGCCAGCCGTCTTCCTGCTTTGGCGTGTCGTTCCCAACTATCATGCACCAGCAATTTTCAATCACCTTGTTTCTGGTTTCCAGATAATTTTCTGCTATCCTCTTCACTGGCTCTATAATCATTCTTTCTACCACGTCAATTCCTCCCCGGTGTCCCGCTGGTACTTCTCTTTTACCGCTTCCACAACATAGTTGTTTTGTGATGAATAGCCCTGTTCTTTTGCAATCTCTTTTATGCGGGCTTTCATGCCCTTTGGCACCGCAAGTTCCATGCGGTCATAGTTATTGTCACGGTATTTGTTCTTTGCTGCCGTGGCTGCTGGTCCTCTCGGTATGGTCTTCTTTTCTGTTGTATCTGGCATTTCCTGCACCTCCTGTGGTTTTTAATCAGTATATCACACTTTGTTTTCTTACGGAAGTATACATTTTATACAATCTTACGGAAGTATATTTGTGTATTTTGCCGATTGTTTTTATACTTCCGTAAGTATATAATAAAGACAGTTAAAGAAATCAAACACACGGAGGTCAAACGATATGGGAAAAATCATTTACATGGAAGATAGAATAAACGGGCTGCACTGCTACACCCCAGAAATGGGACAGCGCAAGCCAGAAGTCAAAATGGAAGCCAGCCTTTCATATTATGGCAAACATTATTTTGTTGACACCCCGCTTGAATTAAAAGGCAGGGGCATTACAGAAATTGAAGCCCACTGGATTGATGGTTGCCAGAAGAAAATTGAAAACTGGCGCAGCTACCGGGTCACAAAGGCTGCTTTTGAAAAATTAAAAGCACAATATCCAATTTCAATGGAATGTTGCCTTGACTAATAACTACACGGGCGGCGCTGCTGCCGCCCAGAAAGAATGGTGATAATATATGGGAAAATCTTATAATAGACGTTTCAGAAAGAACGGGCTTTCATTCATGGTGCAGGACACGCACCCGGCAGACCGGAAAAGTGATACTGATAAATACTATCTGACGGTAAACAAAGGCGGCATATACAAAATTGTGTATGACGGTATCACATGGGAAATACCAAAGTTTCCAACTATACACGCAGCCCAGTTCTGGGCGCTTACCAGTTCTGATTTTATCGGCACAATGTAGGGGGGTGTGAATATGTCTGATATAATTACTTGTAGCAAATGCGGCGGCTCCGGTAAATTCATTTACAAATCCGGTGTGACCGGGCATTGCTACCAGTGCAACGGCAAAGGTGCTGTGAAGCGCATTGCTCACAAATCCTTTGCAATATCCATTGTGAACAATGATGGCGTCCGCATTGACTGGCTGCATATAAACGCCAGAAGCCAAAGTGAAGCCGTCAGAAAAGCCCGTGCGACTGCTGCCCGTGGCTGCTACAAAGACCAGCTGGACACAATCACCGCAACTGAAAGTGGGATTGAGTACACATATAAAACAATATAACGCCGTATTTGCCCCATAAACACAAAAAGACCGCAAGTGGTGTATTTCTCCACTTACGGTCTTTTCTTCTCATTCTGGCTTATTCTGCAAAGCGTCAGCGGCATTATTTAAGGTTTGCCAGCGTGTTTCCCTCTTCGTCAACAATCTTCGTGACTTCTGCCGCCATCTTCTCTGCTTCTTCCTTTGTCACGCTCCCGGTAATGTTCCCGGCTGCGTCGTAAAGGTTCACTGTTCCGTCTGCGTTGGTTTCCGTGGCACCCTCCGGCACATTGTCTGTGGCAATAGCCACTTTCTCTGTTGTTGTCACTGGTGCCGTGGTGTTAATTACTACCGTTGCAGCTGGTGTGGCTGTGAGTGCTTCCAGTGGTTCTGCGGTATTGCTTTCTTTCTCTCCGGCTTTCATGGCATTATATGCCGTCTGTGCAATAGCTTTCAGCTGGTCTTCTGTGACATTCAGCCCAGCTTCATCAGCAATCTTCTTCAACTGCTCCACAACTGCCGCCATCTTCTCTTCCCCGGTCTTATCCTTTTTGAACTCTTTTGCCCATTCCACAAACTTTGCCGCCCACTCTGACAGTTCGCCCAGCTTGTCTGTGACGGTCTTTGGAATGTTTGGGCAAACGTACTTTCCAATCAAGAACGCCCCCAGTGTTACGGCAAAATATACAGCTGCATAAATTACATTATCCATTGTCTTTTCCTCCTGTTGATTATGCAGGCAGCTTCAATGTCTGCCCAGCGTAAATGGTGTTACTTGTAAGACCGTTCATGGTCTTAATTTCATTGTATCTGGAACCGTCGCCCAGCTGCTTTGCTGCGATTGCCCAAAGGCTGTCACCGTTCTTCACGGTGTATGTATGCACGCCGTTTCCCGGAATTTTGATTTTCTGCCCAACACTAATGACGTTAGGGTTTGCAATTCCGTTGTAGCTTGCTAACTTCTGGTATGTGGTGCCATACTTTGCAGCAATGCCAGAAAGTGTGTCACCTCTCTGCACGGTGTATACCTGTTCCCCGGCTGTTCCCTGCGCAGGCTGTGCAGGTGCCGCAGGCTTTGCAGGTTCGCTGGTTGCTTTCTTTGAGAAGTCCGGCACGCCAGACACTCTGA